CTACGATAACCGCGCATTCAACATAGCTACCTGTTCGTCGTTCATGTCATCAATCCACATACCGTAAATTTCATACACCATTTGCGCAGTTTCATGCCCCATCTGGCTGGCTATAAATGCCGGGTTCGCTCCTGCCGTCAACAGCCAGCAGGCAAAAGTATGTCGCGTATGGTACGGATTACGGCGGCGAATACCAGCACGTTTTACTGCTGCATTCCATCTCGCACCCAAACTGCTTACCGAGTAATAAGGTTTCTGTTTTCCGTTACACGCCCTAGGCATGAAAACAAAATGCAGTTTTTGCTTTTCGGTTCTGCCGTACTCCCGATGATAAAAAGTGATTTCGCTTTTGCGATGATGCCCGGTCAGTTTGTATTGCTCCTTCAGTGCTTCAAGAGCAGGCTGCAGTAGTGTTACTGTCCGGATCCCGGCATTTGTTTTTGGGGGACCGAACATATCAAGTATCGTCAGGTTTCTTCTGACATTCACAATTCCCTTCTCGAAATCCACATCCTCCCACGCCAGAGCTGCCAGTTCCCCGTGACGAAGCCCGGAGTAAACGGCAAATTTCCACAAGTTTTGGCTCTGTCCTTTTTCACTTTCCATTAATGCATTGAATTCTGTTTTAGATAACGGGTCAGGCTTTATTCTGTTTCGCTGTAATTTTTTTACTCCTTCAAATGGTTTGGTTGATATAAATCCCGACTGATACGCAAAACGTAACAGCGAACAGAGCAGGGCGATATAGTTATCAACTGTGCGCACTGTTCTTCCTTTTTTGTTGGATCTTGGATTATCCAGGTAAAGCGTTTCTCCATGCAGCAGTTCATTCCGGTAGTTTAAGATATCGCTATAACGAATATATGATATCGGGGTACTTTCACAAATTATTATTCTGAGTGTTTTTAATTGTGATTTCGTTTTCTTCATTGTGTTTGTTGTTAACTCTGTCTCTTTAATTTTTGTCCAGATATCACAAAGCTCCCCGAACGTTTTTATGACTCTCGTTGTCACCATTTTTGCCCCAGTGCTGGACTGGGGAAAACGTCTTAAATACTCAAATTCACCGGAGTTTATTTCATGAACTATCAGCGCTCTTAAATTTCCGGCCTTTTTAATATTACTGTTTGTAATCTCCCAGCCTTTTAATGTTTCCCGACATCGTTTTCCTCGAAACATGAACCAGATGCGAATGTTTCTACCTCTAATCTCGACACCTGTTGGTAATTTAGACATATCATGAGTCTTTGATAAACTGATTTATTTTTGGATAGTTGTACCAGATAATCCCTCGTTTGCTGTCTGGCTTACCTAAAGGAGATACTCGTTTGAAGTGGAAGCCCTCCACCCAACAGTTCTGGCGGTATGCTTCAATTTGTCTGGCCCCCAGACCAGTGCGAAGCATCAGGCCGTATTCAACCATCCACTCTTCATTAAAGATTACTTGTGCCATCGCATCACCTCTGGCAGGCGCCAATGTTAGACTGAAATTGACGCCTGATGTTGATTATTTATAATCAGCTATGAAGTTTTAATTTGAATACAATGCAATTCACGAGGACTGAAGTTTCTCGCAATTAAAATTTATCAGTTTTACTTTCTGCTCTCTGGAAACGCCTGCTTCTTTTTTACCTGAGAGCATTTTTTCGCATTCTGATTTCGTTAGTTTAGATTTTGAATATCTTGTCCAGTTAGTAGGAGTGCCACCTTCCTTTTCAATTGTAGCGGTAATTTTATACATGAACGCCTCCATTAATATTTTCAGTGGTTCGTTTATTCCATCTTTCGAGCGCTTCTTTTTCACTTCCACCATAGCCAGTTCGGGATTCGCATCCGTTGCATTTTGCCCGGTAATATCCTGAAATGTCTTTCACCGTTACTGATGGACAACCACAAAACGGACATGGTTTAACATCGTCATATCTCAAAGTTTTTGTCATAAAAACTATCTCACGTTGGCGGTGCATTACACCGCCAGGCTGGATTATTCTTCTGGATTATCGATTACACTGTATTCCCCGGCTATAACCGATATGTCGTCTGGATTAATTGTTTCCACCTCTTTTCCATCCATCGATACTGCACGCTGGATTTCAATAGATACCGGCAGATACTTGAACAGTTTTCGTATCACTGTCTTTTTGGCCATGTCTTCAAAGTGTTCATCCCAGATGGACGACGCCCCTTTTGACGCTGCGTTTTTTGCCGCCTTGCTGTGTGTGTCGCGAACTTTTTCTACCTGTTTGCGGGTCATGACTTCAAACTGCACTCCTCCGTCTTTCAGTTTTGCAACAGCATAGACATGGGTTATAGGGGCATCTTCGTTTTCACCGGGACGATGAACCAGTTTTTCATCAAGGCCAAGTTCATAGCTGAATTCATCACATTCACGGACAACACGAGCTGACAGACTGATGATTTGACCTGATCGACGGGCAAGGTCGATCATGCCGCGATAACCGATGATCAGCTGTACGTTCTTCTTACCGTTTTTTGCTTTTCCGTTGCCGAACGGTAGCAGATATGCATGACCGAGGGCGCTACCTGGCTCAAGTCCGAGCTGTGAACACTGTACGATGGCACCGATAAAACTCGTCGAGTCACAGTTTCTTAGTTCCGGTACTTTACGGATTTCTGTTGTAGCAATGCGGATCATGCGTTCCGCTGTCATGTGACGTGGCAGAGCTGCTGCCAGTTGCGCTTTCATTGCCGGGCTGTTAATCACGCACAGCACATCCTTATCGTTAACTGCTGCTGGTGCACGGTTTCCCTGAGTTTTTTGCAGATCGGCTTTTGCGATAGGTGGTTGCTTAGTCATTTGCATACTCCTTAGCCCAGCGGGGCAGTGATAACGTCTTAATAGCTGGCCATTCATCGGTATTTAGGCAGTCAGCCAGGGTCCGCAGATTGCGGTGATATTCCTGCTGACCTGCCAGTTTTGCTTCTTCGCCCATCATGAAAATCTCAACCGGATAACGTCCGCATTCAACAGTTGTGCTGGCAACCAGAAAAACGAAAGTTGGCTGCACACCAAACTGTGCTTCATAACCGTCACTGTAGAATGCATCCTGAACGTGATAGCGGTAGTCGTAATAAGCCGTTTTGAATCGTTGAATATCCGCTGTGGTTTTCACGTCCATGATCCAGTGAAATTCAGGAATAATTTTGTCCGGACGGCACCGACACAAAATTCCTGTTTCCGGATCTTCCCAGTAAATTGATGATTCAGCGTGTCCGGCGCTTTCAACAAGCCATTGCCCCAGCGGCAAAGCCATAACGCTTTGATACATGAGTTCAATTTTCCGGCCTTCTTCCGCAGTGATAACCGTTTTTCCTGTGCTTGCGCATTCCATCAGAAACGCTTTCTCTTCTTCTTTTCCGGCGTTTGTACGGCGGTTAAATTCAGGTGCTACGATAAAGCGGTTACTGAATTCTTCCGGTTCAAGTACCCGGCAGTGGAAAGCGGTTCCTAAATCGAGCGTTTTTGTCTTTGTAGTGTCCACGGGGGCATTTTTACGCCACAAATACAGTGCCGGAGTATCAGCAATGTCATCGAGCTGAGACTTACTGACACCGGGACCCGCGTGGTAATTCTCATTCGAAATTCCGTAATAAATACCTGGCTCTATGTCTTCTACGATTACGGGATCTGCGACTTCGCCAGTTTCATCACTGCAATCGCGATGCGGATCGCTGCCAGCATTCTCATTGTGCGGATGTTCAGCGCCTTCCATTTCCTCCGGATCTTTTTCCTTAGCTTCAACCTGATTCTCTTCACCGAATGTTTCCTGGTATGTTGCGTCGCCCATCACCGCGCCACAGTCAGGACAGTTGCCGCCGCCAGCCTTACTGCAGGCGGTGCAAACTTTCTCCGTTTCCTGTTGTTGCACTACTGGCTCAGGCTGTTTCGTTTCTGGCTCGTTTTGTTGCGTATTTGGGTCGTTCTGTTCCGTTTCTGGCTGATTCTGGTATATAGAGTCGCGGGTCTGGATCCCCTTAACCCATTTCGGATCATTCGGGTCGCTAATCCCTTCAACAAATTCTCCGCGAGAGGCAGCCAGTAATTTGTCTGCATCGACAGGATTTTTGGGCGGAATGTTTTTCCCGGCTTCATGGAGTTCTGCCCGCAGTTTCTGATATTTCGCATCAACAGAATTTACCTGTGACTGAGCATCCAGCGACTGCGTGTCCTGATGATGTTCAGTTGCATCCGGTTCCACTGTTTCAGCCGTTGCCTGTTCATCTGCCATTGCGCAAGATGGTTGCAGTTTTTCTTCATCATCCTGTTTTTCTTCTTCTGTTACACGCTGCGGCATCGGGGCAGAGGAACGACCGCAGGCAATATCCACGATTTCTGGATCAGGGTTGGCATGATCAGTTTCAGTCAGTACTTTGTTCAGATATTCAGTGACGTGTGCGGGGATAACCTCGATCCCAATTGGTGCTTCTTTTACGGACGCAACCACGATGGCGCGGGAATAATCCAGCCCACCAGGCATGGTGATGAATTTGTCGCGGAAAACAGAAAAGGGTGGTTTATTTTCAGCGATAATTTCCTCGACACGTTTAGCGTGTGCCGGATGAAGGTTATAAATGTCCACGTCCATTGAACGAGCTAGTACGCCAGTGGCTACGTCGCGCGCCAGTGACGTCAGAGCGTGAACGAAACCTTCGCCGCGATCGGTGAGGTTCCCGCCGCCAGCATTAGCGCCGGAAGCCGTGCGCGTGATGCGTGAAACACGATTTCCTTTTCGCCATTCTTTTGTCAGAAGACCGCGATCAATGTGTTCGGTATCCAGCCAGGCTGAAATGAAATTCTTAAATTCATAGGGCTGATGTTTTTTCGTGATAGAGAACACTGCCTTAATTGCATCAGTCAGGCGGAGCAGGGCGGCATTATCCAGAGTTGTCGGTTCTGCCATGCTGCGTATGGCCAACAGCAGATTCTGGACATAGCTGTTTTCCTGATCCATCTCAAGAGCAGTAATGTGTTTCCGTTGTTCACGGGTGGCATGATGCAGGTATTTCCGATCCCCGGCTGCATACGTAAAAATGTGCAGAAGACGCTGTGTGAACCGCAAAGTGGCTACAGAGACTTCGCAATCCTGGCAATCCTCGTGGGCGTCTGCCTGCGCGTTTTCTTCCTGGCCTCCCGCCAGTTCTTTGGTTTCTTGAGCATTATCCTGGTGGTGAACGTCGTCTGGCGCTGCTCCCGGTTTTAGTTCCCAGGTCATTGAGTCTTTGCTGAGTTGATAGCGTTCACTCCAGGTAAAATCGATCTCACCTTCAGGGGGAAGGTCATTAACGACAGGAAAATTTGTGGCAACAGCTTTAAAATAGTTGCTCAGTTTTTTACCTGACTTAACGATCAGGTAGTCCAGAGTGGCACAGGTCGATTCAAAATCGTCACTTGCCCACAGGACGACGTCAGGTTCACCGGATGATTTTTTCGCTTTCCGTAACAGGAAGAGTGGTTTTGTGCTCATTGTTTTTTAACCTCAACTCAGATTAAAATTACTGCGAGTGATGAATAAATGTCCCAGGTTCTTCACTCAGGCCTGCACGTTGTGCAGGCTTTCTTTTTTCAGATTTCACCTTTTAATTTCATTGCAATCAGAGTTGCCAGAAATCCGGCTTTTTTTTCTGCGGGCAGATTCTTTCCGATGTGAACCAGACTCATTTTTGTGACACCTTCATCAAGTGTTTTTACGTTGCCTGATGGGCCGTCGATATCAACCACAGTGAATGGGGTTTCTTTATTTTCTGTTTTAATCACGTAGCCAATACGCTTTCCTTCCAGATTAACCTCGTGAACAATGTCATCAGTAGTTACAACAGTGGCTTCATAACTGGTAATCATGTTTTTCTCCTTAATTAAGGTTGAGCGAATCCCTGCCATTGCTGGCATAAATTCAGTTTCGCATAGTCAGTTAATTAAAGTTCGTGTGTCATCTGGTCTTTTTCGGCACAACTTTCACTACAATATTTTTTCATTTCCGTCGTTGGGATAACTCCACGCATGAAATGAAGTGGTCTTTTAATACTTTTGCTTTCTTCAATTTCTTTATTGCAAAGGTGGTAAGCACATTTTATTTTCTTAGTCTTCACCATGACTCCGCCTTTACAGGTAAACCATCACGACCGAGGAAGACTTTAATCATGCAGTCAGTAATGCATGTTTTTGTGGTCAGGTTACGAATATAAAGTTTTCGCTTTTTAATATTGTTTGCCGAGGCAATATATGTCCGGCCTTCATGAAGAACATAGTCACCAGGAGTCACACACTGACGTGGTATTTCATCAGTTCCGAAGTGATGTGCAATCATAATTATCTCCATTTTTACAAATGAACTTTGTTGATGCGGTGCCTGGTGCCTCCAGGTGACTGCAACCAGTTAACAATTACAGTCGGCTTTCCCACCCAAACCAATAAGGACTAACATGACTTTTAACTGTGCCGCGTGCGCTTAGCCGCATTCACCGCATCACAAAATTCACTTTAAAAAGGGCGGACATCAGTCGAACTTCAAGAAAAAACTGATGCCGCCAAGACTACACACAGCAGTGTTGTTATTCACAACCGGAGGCGCACTTCCACCATTTAAATTTAACAGACAAGACCGACTCTTTATGGATATCGGAAATGCGCCTTCGTGTTGCGCCCGGTTTTATTTCACCACCTCCGGGCTTTGGTGGTTTCTGCTATACCCCTACAGCGAGAATATTGAATTAATCCAAATAATGGATTAGCAAGTATTTCTGGCAAGCCAGCGACGTGCGCCCGTTTCAGTTTTGAATGTCTTGCTTTGGGTATAAGTCATGGCGGTGAACGTTCCATCCTGGTTGGGGAACACGCCGCACACCAGGGATTCGTTATTGCCGAGGTCGATTTTTTGCATTTTTCGCACCTCACATTTTGTTGTTGCGGATAGAGGCTTCTGCCTGCCAGAGATCCCAGTCGTTGCTGCGTAGAGCCTGTACAGCCTGGCTGTAAGTGATATCGCAACAATCCATCAAAAACTGAACTACTTCGTAATACACCATCTTATCTCTCCCCTTAACGCCGGGTGGCGGAACTAACTGCTGCACTGCAAAATTTGAATCCCGCCGTCATGTTCATACGCCTCGGGCTGGCTACTTAACCCCTGACCACTGCCTGGTAACTCGAAGTATTGCCCTGCGTTCTGTGGGGCGGGGTGGGTTGGTAGGTATATAATGTACTTTGTGTTCATTGTTGTAAAGTACTTTAAGTACATTTTGTGTGTAAAAAAATGAGATGGGATAAAGTGAAGCACAAACCCGGAGGGGGACGCTACCGGATTTATGCTGGTTTAAGAGGCTTTTTGTTTTTTCTTTCGTGCTAACTCTTCGTAAATTGCATTGTACTTCTGTTTTTTCTCCTCAAGAGTTTTTAAAAGTTCATCTGTCTCACTGTCAGGGAGCTCGTCCAGAAGGTCAATGATGATTTTTTGTCTTGGATTTAACTCCTGATAGAAACGTATCTGTCCACTTTCTTCTGTATCCTCTCCCAAAAGATAGGTTGGTGTTGTTCCAATGAGTGTTGCTAATTCCCTTAATTTCTCTCGGCGAGGAATTGTTTCGCCATTAAACCATTTGCTAACCGCTTTTGGTGTTAATTTCATTCGACGGGCAATTTCTGCCTGCCTTCCATGTTGTTCATAACCAGCGTTTTCACAGGCTAGCGCAAGCCTACTGGCGAACTCTTTACGCGCTTTATCTTCATGAACCATAAGTTCAATGATATTCGCTCTTGAATGTACTGTCAGTTCTGTTATAGCATGTACTCAAAGTTCACATTGTGAGGGTGATATGAACCAGAAAACACTTGAAGATGTAATCAAAACTGTTCGCGTTTCTGTTGTGGCCGACGTTTGTGGTGTCAGCCAAAGAGCAATCTACAAATGGATGGATAACGGAAAACTGCCTCGCACAGAATATACCGGCGAAACAAATTACGCTGAAAAAATCGCTCATGCATCAAACGGATTATTTTCTGCCGATGCAATTTTAACTATTGGCAAAAATAAAACTACTACGAAAAAGCTGATGGGAGTTGATTCATGAAAATCAAGCATGAGCACATCGAATCAGTGTTGTTAGCCCTGGCAGCCGAAAAAGGGCAGGCATGGGTAGCCAATGCAATTACTGAAGAATATCTGCGCCAGGGGGGCGGCGAATTGCCCCTGGTTCCAGGCAAGGACTGGAACAATCAGCAGAATATCTATCACCGTTGGTTGAAAGGTGAAACGAAAACGCAAAGAGAAAAAATTCAGAAGCTGATCCCAGCAATTCTGGCAATCCTTCCGCGCGAGCTGCGTCACCGACTCTGCATCTTCGATACCCTGGAACGCCGTGCATTACTGGCGGCGCAGGAAGCGTTGAGTACGGCAATTGATGCGCATGATGATGCAGTCCAGGCCGTTTACCGGAAAGCACATTTCAGCGGCGGCGGTTCGTCCGGCGATTCTGTTGTTGTTCATTAAGGTGATGTGGTGATGGAAAAATATGAACTGAAAAAATACCGACTTAAAACACTGGAAGGCGAAACATTGCTTCAGCGTATAGCCCGAAATGTTGCCTGGTATGCCATACGACTCTCTCTGCATCGCCATCTTGTTAACGGGTATCCCTCGTCAACGCTGTTGTTCATCAATATCAAAGATAAAGAAAAAGCCGCAGAACACATTCGGTGGATGGAACTGGCGCAGGGACAAGCTCTTGATATTGAGTATGACGATGAGATCGACTACAGCAAAGCTCAACCGCTGCGCCACGTAATTTTTAGGGGGTGATTATGACATCTTTTCTTTTAGCTTTTGTAGGGCAACGATCAGTTCATCAATTTGGGTTGCATCCATTATCAACTCCAGTTTGTGATAAGCCCCGTAATTTAGCTCCTGTGTGTGGAATTCCTGGGCAAGTATTTTTACTCCTCCGCGATTGAGCATTCCTGAGGTGCTAAAAATTTTTGACTCGGTTCCAGTAATACTGTCCACCCAAAATTTTTGGGGGAATGGAGCAGACTTATCAAATGTAAAAGACATGTCGAACCTCCTTTGGTTCTGTTGATTGGGGAATCACAGATTATATCCGGAGGAAGGTTCGACACCAGATGAGGCAATTATGGTTAAGGCTAAAAATATGCCAAATCCCATGCCAAAAACTAAGGCAAACAATGAGCCTTATCGCAAGGTAAAAATAACGATATGGGATGATCCCAAATTTAGGGCGTTATCTCCTCTGCCTCCAAGTGGACAGAGTTTGTTTATTTATCTGCTGACCAGTCCATTTACCGGGATTATTCCTGGGTTGTTTAAAGCCGGGCGGGCAGCAATGGCTGAAGAGTTGGGGTGGGATATCGAAGCCTTTGACTTAGCCTTAGGAGAAGCCATGAATCTTGGCATGGTGAAAGCAGATATCAAAGCCAGAGTTTTTTGGCTCCCGAATGCTGCGAAACACAATCCGCCAAACTCGATAAATGTCATTAAATCCTGGGCAAAGGCATTCGCTTTAATTCCTGATTGCCCTCTCAAATGGGAGGCCAGAGAATCGCTGAGAGCCGCGTCCTACGGGGTTTCTGAGGCTTTGGGGATGGCATTCGATAAGGCAATCCCTTTGCCTGAGGATAAGCCTAAGGATAAGGCTAACGCTTTGTCATGCGGTATCCAGATAACAGATAACAGATAACAGATATATAAACCCCACACATAACGCGCGCGAGAGTGCTCCGGCCAGTGAGGCAAATGGCGTGCCGTTGCAGACAGCGGAACCTGATTACCTGGAAGGCCTGAGCGAACCCATTGGGAAATTTCCGATGACCGATGGCTGGCATCCGTCGCCGGATTTTCGACGACGGGCGGCTCTGTGGGGAGTGGCTCTGCCGGAGCCGGAATTTACACCTGCTGAACTTGCCGCCTTCCGGGACTACTGGGCAGCGGAGGGGAAAGTTTTCACGCAGGTTCAGTGGGAGCAGAAATTCGCCCGTCACGTACATCACGTCAGGGCGCAGGTTAAACCAGTCAGCAAGGGGGTGAGCCATGCAGCAGCACCAGGCGGCACCGCATCACGGGCAGTTCAGGAAATTCGGGCAGCACGTGAGCAGTGGGAACGTGAAAACGGATTTATCAGCGACGGAAACGGCGTGGAAGCTGTGGGAACTCATGGGGGAGGTTTATTCGAACCGCTGGACCCAGAAGAACGGGGCCGCACCTTCGAAGCTCTGGATTGCACAGATTGGTGCGATGACTGAGCAGCAAATCCGGCAGGTCTGCCGCCAGTGCATGGACCGCTGCCGGGCGGGTGAAACATGGCCTCCGGACCTGGCTGAGTTTGTGGCGCTGATTTCGGAAAGCGGAGCCAATCCATTCGGTCTGACGGTGGATGCCGTGATGGAGGAGTACCGACGCTGGCGCAATGAGTCCTGGCGATACGACGGAAGCGATAAATACCCGTGGACTCAGCCTGTGCTGTATCACATTTGCCTCGAGATGCGTTCAAAGGGGATTGAGCGTCAGATGACCGAAGGGGAGTTAAAACGACTTGCAGAACGGCAACTGGCGAAATGGGCAAAGCATGTTGGTGATGGCTTCAGCGTTCCGCCCGTACGGCGGCAACTGGCAGCACCAGAACGCCCGTCGGGGCCAACACCAATTGAGTTGCTGAAACAGGAATATGAACGCCGGAAAGCGGCGGGGTTTGTTTGAGTTGAGAAGTGATTTTTACCGGGAGGAAATTTTAATGGAGACCGTTTTTGACGCACTGAAAGCAATGGGAAAAGCCACGTCGGTAGAGCTGGCTGAGCGACTTGATATCAGTCGTGAAGAAGTACTGAACGAGCTGTGGGAACTGAAAAGGGCTGGCTTCGTTGATAAAAGCGTATACACCTGGCGTGTGGCTGATAACAACGTTCAGCAGGAACAGCCAGCGCCAGAAGAACAGCCGGAAGAAACCACCACGGCGACAGTAGCGAAAATCTCAGAGTGCGATTTAACCGCAACGATTGAACAACGCGGACCACAAACGGCTGATGAGCTGGCTACATTGTTTGGTACCACATCACGCAAAGTGGCTTCAACGCTGGCAATGGCAATCAGCAAAGGTCGTCTGATTCGCGTAAATCAGGGCGGTAAATTTCGTTACTGCATACCGGGCGATAATTTACCAGCAGAGCCGAAAGCAGCATCGGTAGCGGAAACTGATGGTAAGGCCTTTCCTCAGCCCGCAGGTGTTGCATTACCAGTACAGGAGGCTGCAACACAGGAAGATATTAAAACAGAAACGGTGGTGGACATTGTGCAATCGCTGCCATCGTTTACTGAAACGCGAGCGGATGACCTGGTTTTACCATCGCTGCATATGGCAAACCGCGAACTGCGTCGGGCGAAAAATCATGTCCAGAAGTGGGAGCGAGTCTGCGCCGCGCTGCGGGAGCTGAACAAGCACCGGGATATTGTTCGACAGATTGTCGATTCCTCCAGTCGTATTGTGTCGGAAAAGTGATTGCCGGAGGCACCTATGGCAAAAGTATTTACACCAGAAGAGCGGGAAAAAATTAAAGGGCAGGTTGTTGAACTTGTACGTCTGAGCGGTCGCGAGACGTTACGGGCTCTGGAGGCTAAAACCGGTGCATCAAGGTATTACATAAGCACTCTCGCCAGAGAACTGGTCGCCAGTGGTGATGTTTACAATTCAGGCTACGGATTATTCCCGTCTGAGCAGGCGCGTAAAGACTGGCAAAACGCCCGCAAAAAACTCTCAAGGGCAAATCTGAAGAAACCATCTGTGGTTGATCCGGATCTTATCTGGTCATTACCAGACGGAGAAATACGCCGCTACAACAGGCGTCTGAACATAATTTGCCGTGAGTGCCGGAAGAGTGAGGTTATGCAGCGAGTGCTGGCGTTTTATCAGGGGAAATTTCAGGAGGTGATGCTGTGAGCGAATCAAAATGTCAGGTTAATGGCAATCAGATAGAACCGTGTACGGCACTGGCTAAATCCCTTGAGCATGATGCTGAATACACGACGCGAAAAGGTCTGCTGATATACAAAATCTGGAATGAGAATTTAACTCGCGACCCTGATTTGGTGATGTTGCGTTCCGGTGAATTTTCTAAATTACCAGTGCGGGTTTCATTTTGTCCGTTCTGTGGTGAAAGTCTGAAAACGTGGGAGAACAGAAATGAATGAAATTAGAGAAATACCAGTAGTACGTGATGAATATGGCTGCTGGACGCATCCTGAATATGAAAAATTCTGTGATGGTAGAGAACTTATTTCAACGGAAGAGTTTAACGCCTGGATGGAGGAAAATAATCTTCAATACGTCCTCTGCTTCAGAGATGAAGGATGTGCTGACCTTGATGCGTGTGATGCTGATATTTCTGCATGGGAACCGGAACGACCAGAGGGCAATGGATGGTTTATTGGTTCAATACATGACACCGAAGATGGCCCGGTTTGTGTATGGCTGAGAAATAAGGCCGAAGCATAAAGGCTATAAACCGACTAACAACTAAATACTGAAGATTTAAATCAGAAACGATTTTTATTAAATCCTTAACCGGAGGGATTCTGCACCCTCAGAACATCAGGAGGCCGTCTGAAAGGGCGGAACAGCTAATGCTTACGTTGAAACATTTTATCGACATACCAACATGGTTAGCCGTCATTGCTTTTGTTAAAATACACATCCACTTTTCTGTGCAATGTTTAACCACTGGTCATATCAAATGGCATTCATGCGAACCATGATATAGAATCATGGCTTGAGAGAGTCGATGAAAGCGCAACTATGGTATGAGAGACATTGATGTAAGAAAGGCTGTGCATGCCAAGATTCTGAGAGATCATCATAAAGATCCTGACACCCTAATCATTGATGAGTTTACGATGAATCTAGGGGCTAGCAGAGCTGATATAGCAGTGATCAATGGGCTTATACATGGTTATGAGTTGAAGAGCAAGAGTGATAACTTGCTCAGATTACCAGCGCAGGTGCAACATTACTCATCAGTGATGGATAAAGTAACGTTGGTTGTCTCTGATTGCCATCTTTATGATGCTTTAAGCATAGTTCCATCATGGTGGGGGATAAAGCAAGTTACGCAAGGTGCACGGCAAGGTATCCATTTAAAAACAATTCGAACTAGCAAGTTGAATCCACAAGTGGACAAACTTTCCTTAACAATGCTTCTTTGGAAAGATGAATTGCTTTCCCTATTAAGTGATGTAGGGGAGCTACAGAATTTGAAAAATAAACCTAAACGCGTCTTATGGTCAAAACTCGCCAATAGTATGGATGTTGGCGAGCTTCGTGAAGCTGTTCGAGTTAAACTTAAAGCCCGTAAAGAGTGGCGAGTTGCTCAATAACCTTAGTTATGTGATGGTTTTGCCCAATCCTACGCCATACCTCTGGGCTACCAAATTTATAGTTACCAGAGGGATTGGCTTTGTAGGCTTGATACTCGTTTGCATAATATTCTATGTCTCTATCTCCCGCACAGAATGTAGGCCCTGAATATTCTCGATGAGCAAGAATATCCTCACTATGTTTACCATATTGTTCATAACCAAAGCGATTAGCTACTCTTCCTCGAAATACCCAAAAGTCATTATCTCCAGAGTATCTGACGCTGGCAGATACGCTAGGGAATCGCGTCGAAAGCCTATTAAAGTCGGGGTGCTGTACTCCATAATCACTATAAATCACATTTCTGGCAAGTTCTTTTCTATTCATTAAACTCTGCCATAAAATCCACTCGATTCGAGGTTGAGAATATAGACCAACAGAAATATCACTGAGATCTGTAGGAAATGAACCCCCAGAAAGAATCACTTTTCTGTATTCATTGAGGTGCGCCAGATTGTTTATCAATCCCATTGCCAAAGTATATAGTTCGCCGGAATTAAGTTTATCCTCGGTTAACTCATCTCTTAAGTCAATAATTATATCAATATTTGATAAAGGAATTCCCAGATGATTAATGTAATGCGTTATTAATTGTGGGTTAACCAGATCTAACGTGGTTAATCTCAAGCATATTTCATTCTGCATTAATTCATCAATCGCTCTTTTATAGTTAGATGGGCGAGTTGGTGAACTGACAGGAATAACTCTTATCCCCATATCTCTAACTTGATTAACCGCATTTATTATAGGGTAATGATCTTCAGGAGAAATAAAATGCTCTTCAATTAATAATCCATCAATATAAACACCTTGCATATCTGAGCAAGATTTTGAGACTTTCTTTCCGAACTCTATAAGAGTCTCGTTATAACTCTTTAAGGCAATACCTGAATCAGGGTCAATTGGCACTGGTTCAATTTCGAGTAATGGCAAAATTTTTGATTTCTTTTCAATGGATAGCTGCGATAAAGCTGATAACTCAGAACGTTTCGCTTTCAGAATAGGAATATATGAAATTGTCATGTTAATACCTTATACAGAATCAATTAACAATTAATGGTTCTTCGGACATTGAAATTTATATCGCAAAAATTGGCAAACTCTCCTCGACTACTCACTTGTGGGTATCCTGGCGTAAAAGGAATGACTTGGCAATACCCGGTGTGATCATAAGTCATTGAAAATGATCATTTTTATCAGTCTTTCTTCCATGATGAATGCTAATGCCATTTGATTTGTTGAGGTGAAAACTGTTAAAAATCAAAACGATGTAATTGAAATGAACGTTCGGTAGCATTCACGCTTTAAATGTTTCTTTTGTGCTGATTGGATGAATTTTGGTCACTTATGATGAGAGATGTTGCAGGAAAAGAAGTTGGCATTGATCTATTGGATAGTTAGAATTGCTGCGGGTGCTTGAGGCTATCTGCCTCAGGCATGAACACCAAAAGGCAGATAGAGAAAAGCCCCAGTTAACATTACGCGTCCTGCAAGACGCTTAACATTAATCTGAGGCCATATCTATGCGACACATAGAGATTAGCCTCTTACGGACCGAAAGGTCAAGGAGAAGCAGGCTATGAAGCAGCAAAAGGCGATGCTAATCGCCCTGATCGTCATCTGTTTAACCGTCATAGTGACGGCACTGGTAACGAGGAAAGACCTCTGCGAGGTACGAATCCGAACCGGCCAGACGGAGGTCGCTGTCTTCACAGCTTACGAACCTGAGGAGTAAGAGACCAGGCGAGGGAGAAATCCCTCGCCACCTCTGATGTGTCAGGCATCCTCAACGCACCCGCACTTAACCCGCTTCGGCGGGTATATTTTATCTGTGAATATTTTTATAAAAATAATGCCCACGCACAGCATAAAACAAAAAGTATTACAGATAAAAAAGGAACGTAATGTGCAGATTTGTTGTTTTCCATATTTACTCACCTTAATATGATTAATCCTGATAGGGTTGTTATTTCAGCGATTTTCAAATGAGATATTATGGTGATCTGGTAGATTTGCATAACATTAAAATTTAATTTGTTTAACCGCTTTTAATAATAAGCGTTGTTTTTATCCCAGCAACCTGCTGTTTGGTTTTTATTCCATCAATGTGGGGGCTTTACACTGGAATCAGTTTATTTATACTTTATACGTCAGCCTGAACAACTGGCATCTGCTGCACTGCGCCATCGAGAGATTGAGAAATGGCGTATATACAACTGGTCAAACAAACCTCTTCTGGTTTACTTCTCCCGGCGACGCCGGAGAGTTGCGATTTTCTGCATCAAATCAAAATAGGTGAGTGGATACACGCAGACTTTAAGCGTGTGCGTAACTACGCATTCCACAAGCGTTTTTTCAAACTCCTGCAACTGGGATTCGATTACTGGACTCCGGTCGGGGGGGCGATCACGCCTCGCGAACGAGAACTGCTGTCTGGTTTCGTTGATTACCTGTGCGAATCAGTTGGTCGGGAACACACGCCAGCCCTGAGTGATGCCGCAGAGCAATATCTGAATACAGTTGCGACACGCAGAACCCGGGATACGGCATTGCTAAAGTCGTTTGAGGCTTTTCGCGAGTGGGTAACCATTCAGGCTGGATTTTACACCGAACATTTTTATCCGGACGGTAGCCGCGGGCGTCGGGCAAAATCTATCGCTTTTGCGAATATGGACGAAACCGAGTTTCAGCAGGTTTATAAATCTGTTCTGAATGTGCTGTGGAACTGGATTCTGTTCCGTAAATTTTCCTCTCCGGAACAAGTCGAAAATGTGGCCGCGCAGCTGCTGGAGTTTGCGTAATGGTGGATTTACGTAAAGCGGCGCGGGGGCGGATGTGCACCGTCAGAATTCCTGACTACTGCAATCACGATCCGGAAACGTCTGTGCTGGCGCATTACCGACTGGCGGGAACGTGCGGAACAGCGACAAAACCACACGATATGCAGGCGGCGATTGCCTGTAGCTCATGCCACGATTTAATCGACGGGCGGGTAAAAACAAGCGATTACACCAAAGAAGATTTACGCCTGATGCATGCAGAAGGTGTTTTTCGCACGCAAGAAATCTGGAGAAAGGAAGGTTATTTATGATTTACCCAACGAATACAGGAAAAAGCGGAGAACATCTTCGTCTCACCACGCTGGAAAGTGTCTGGATTCAGGGAAAACTACGTATGTGGGGGCGCTGGTCGTATATTGGCGGCGGCAGGTCAGGGAATATGTTCAACCAGTTGCTGGCGTCAAAAAAATTGACGAAAACAGCAATCAATGAAGCCCTGCGCAGGATGAAAAAAGCAGGAATAGAGAAGCCAGAGCTGGAAGCATTTTTACGTGAGATGATCAACGGGAAGCAAAAGAGCTGGCTGGTGCATTGTACTGATGCAGAGGCGTTATGCATTGATCGGGTGATTAGTGAAGTGCTGGCAGAACACCCAGGATTGATTTTTATCCTCCGGCAACGATATGAAGGGAGGGGGATGACTAAGCGAAAAATGGCTGAATTGCTAAATGATGCACACCCTGAGTGGTGTTTTAGCACATGCGAAAAGCGAATTGCTAATTGGTTGGCTGTTGCTGAGTATGCGCTATACGTTCCCATGCGAGAATCATTCGCTCAAAAAATAGCTTGATTTTTTACGCATAAACTGCTTCAATTCCGGTATGCTTCGCAAAGCTGTATCGCGAGGCGAATAGCAGTTTTGAACATCTAAAGACCCCGCTTAATGCGGGTTTTTTTATGCCCAAAAACGAAGTAGTGCGTTAAAATGTGATGGTCGGGAGTATACAGACTTTTATATAGCACTGCGTAAAAATCAATTTATCCGGGGTAAATGTCAATTTGCTTATAAAAAAACAAAAAGATAAATTTATAGCAATTGTGTTTCTTTGGGTTGAAAGTTTTAATGTCGTCAGTATTATCTGAAGCGGTTCTGAGGAGGGGGTTTCCATTGCTCGGCCACGATACTTCCGAGGAACCAATTAACGCCGACTTAGCTCAGTAGGTAGAGCAACTTACTTGTAATCAGTAGGTCACCAGTTCGATTCCGGTAGTCGGCACCATATGCGGGTATCGTATAATGGCTATTACCTCAGCCTTCCAAGCTGATGATGCGGGTTCAATTCCCGCTACCCGCTCCAGCAGAGGACGATGCTAGGCTGTTTCAGGCACTGACACATTATATGTGTGGGATGTTTTACCCTAACTCCTTACCACATCCTGTTCTGTAATGAATATTATTTATTACGGTACCAGTGTTGTTTTTTTACAATAGTGGAATGGTGCATTACTGGTGGAGATTTGTATTTCCTGGCAGGGCTGGTAATGTATCATTCCGGTGTTGTAAATAACACCCCAGAGACGTTCCTCAGTGCGAGGGTGGTTGAAAGAGTCGGTTTTGCGGGAAACCACAGCATCCATGCAGGACTGGATGTTTCGGGAGGCCCCGACGTCTCTGGTCATAATAAAATCATAGTGTTCTCTTCATGCCATTTTATGCCATAGACCGCCACGCCAGGCGGTTTTTTTTATTCAGAATTCAGTATTTATGCGGCTCGCTACGGCGGGCCTTTTTCATATCCGCGCCACGCCCGGCGCATATCAAAAACCACAGAGCCTTTCAGGGGTGAGCTTACGGGATGGTCAGTGTGACTTTCTCTGTGGGCTGGTCACCCCCGGGCGCAGGCCCACCCACTAAGAGGAAACGTCACTATGTTTGGTATTTTCAAAAAGAAAACCCGCAAGGCCATTACTGAAGTGAAGAAAATGGAGAACCGCGACGCGGTGGAGGCGACCGTCTGGGGTGCATATTCCATTGCATACGCTGACGGCACCTGTGACGCGAAAGAAATCGCGGTACTGGAAAAAAACCATTGCAGCACTTCCTGTCTTTGCGCCGTTCTCCGGTGAGATTGCACAAATGAGTGCAAATATCCGCGCCCGTTATGAAGCGTCGCCGCGTTCTGCCAATGCCGAAGCTCTTCGTCAGCTGGCTGATGTTGCCGGTACTGATGATGCAGTTAATGTGCTGTGCCTGTGCCTGTGCCTGTGTCTGGATATCGCTGACCAGGACGGTATCGGTCAGGAAGAAGAAGCGCAACTGAAGAAAATTGCGCAGGCGCTGCAGTTGCCGCTGGAGCAGTACCTGTGAAAAGTGCGCGCTTTGTGCTGGCTGTCATCCTGTTGTTTCTGGTAGTGGTGGTTGATTTCACCGGACGACTGATGTCGGTGCTGGCAGATGGTGTGCTGGTGGCGATGGCGCTGGTCGTGCTCCGGCCTTTACTGCGTAAATCTGAATAACATCACACAAAAGGCATCTGCGGATGCCTTTGACGGGGTGTTTTTTACGGGGCGCTGGTGGCCCTTTTTTATTTTCAGGAGGAAGTATGTCTGAACCCTTATCCGGTTCCGGCACGGCTGCTGCGCTGGGTGGCGCGACGGTATTCGGGCTGTTTACCGGGATGGATTTCGGGATTGTGTTTGGCGCGTTCGCCGGGGCGTTATTTGTGGCAACGATGCCGCAGTCACTTTCAGTCTGGCGCGTGGTGGCACATTTTCTGGTGTCGTTTATTGTCGGCGTGCTGGGAGCGCGTGTGCTGTCAGCCTGGATTGCATCAAAAACAGGGTAACCGGGTTCGCGCCAGCGTTAAATTCACCTCTCATTCCGAACTGAATGTGTCCGCCTCATTTCTGGCAAAAGAAGGCGTCGAATTGTCCTTTCAGGGCAATATCACGGAGTTTTTACCCGCTATGACGGGAGCCGTGCAGTCGCCGCAGCCATACATGATTTTACAGGCGCGTGTTCATCTGCTGCGTAGCCAGGCGCTGGGAAAACAATTCAAGGCGCAATGGGAAAAGAACGCCACGATCGGCGACGCAAAAGTGTATAGCGACAGCACGGTGTTCGGTGACTTCGATATCTATAACACGGCGATCACCAACGTGCAGGATATGACCTTCGCCGGGGGCGAGCCGGGAGTGGCCATCACCATTACCGGTACGTATTACATCAACTCTGAAATGTGGGGTCTGGTATGAAAATCTCCCGAAATCTGAATCTGATTATTCCTGTCCGGACAGAAAAGGGTAACGGCTGGGTCCATGCCACGCCGATCAGCAAAGAGGTGTTTAAAGAGCATTTCTTCATTCTGAGTAAAACATTTTCTGCCATTTTCTCCGAAGGTCTTGGCGTCGTTGCGGGTCCGCGTATCGCTTTTTTGATGCTGGAGCGGATCTCGCGTGATTCTAATATCTGGGAAGGTGATAAAGGGGTCCGTAATACACTTGTTAATGAGGTCATTCGCCTGGCAAACCTTGTTTACCCAGTGGAGGGTAAAGGCTACGACACAATCCCTCTCGATATGGCGCTGGAGCGTGAAATCATTGATTTGGATGAAGTGGCGGGTGAGCTCATTTTTTTTACATGCGTCTCGTCGATAAATTCACCGGAGCAGGCGAAGGGGACTATGGATGTGGTCAATGGAGTATGGAGCACTCAATGCTCGTTATTGAATCTTACGGAATGGATCGCTTCATTGCCGACATTGAAATCAGCCGCCAGTTCTGGCGCGACGGCGAACACGTCATCAGCGACATCCTCGACTACTCAGCCGGAGCCGGATTCAGAGACATCTGTGCAGATTCCGGCCTAAATGTAAAAACAGCAGCTCAGTTTCGTGAGTTGCTCAAATTCAAAAATCCCGCAGGAGTATTGTGATGGCTGGTAACCAGATGCCAGTTCTGACGCTGGATGTTAATGAAGAACATCTCAGGCGGCTTGAGGCGATATTTGAAAAGTATCGCAACGGACTGATGATTGGCCCTGCCGGTACGCCGCTTAAAATACCTTCAAATACAGGGCCGGGAGGTGGCTCTTGGCAGACAACCACAGGCGGAGAAGCCAATCAGGCTCCCAGGAAACCATCTTCACCCGCGCCAGTTCTGGCTGCTTCCACTGATGGACGTTTAAGGGATGAAAAATGGCGCTTTGTTGGCAGCGGGAAAACACCTGATTCGCTGGTGAGCAACTATAAAGGTCGCGGCGAAACGATGTTTGATAAGTACCTCAGCGGGCTGGGGAAAAACGCCAAACAGACGCTGAAAACTTACAAGCAGATCAATTCTACGCTACGGACGACCACTTCGAGATTAAACAACCTGTTTAAAACCACCGTATCGTGGGGGACAAAACTTGCGGTTATGGGCGTTGCAGGGCCGTTTGGCTTTGGCATGATGGCTCGTAATGTTGTAGAGAAACAGAAAAATGCTGATGAATTGCAGGCAACGCCAGGAGAGTTAAAGGCGGTAGAAAGCACTTATTCGCCTTATTTTTCCGGTGTTGGTAATTTGCTCAATACACTGGCAGCCGCGCAAAATGACACTCAGCATCCTGCCTACAACGGGCTAATTGGATTAGGGATAAATCCTAAAAAAGGGGCAGCAGAAAATCTTCCTGTATTGTTAGAAAGAGTTGCTGCTCTTGCAAAGGAGTATGAGGGAACCGGACTTACTCAGAGCATGCTCAGAGGTCGTGGCCTTGGATGGGTAAATTTTGGTATTGCTAACCAGTTAGTCAAATATCAGGACAAAATACCTGAACTCAACAAAGAGTTTTTATCGCGAGCTTCTCAGAATGACTCGTTGCTCACCTCTGGACATACAAGCCAGTATCAGAATCTTACCAGCAACTTAGAAAATAACTGGGATAAACTTACCAGCGGATTTCAGGGGGCAATGTCGGGTAACTCTGTACAGCTAATTAGAATATCTAATGGTGTAAAGAATGCTGGTCTAAATTTCCTTAACGGTGAGAACTTTAAAAGAATTTTGACTGATGTTGAAACAGGTCTGGATAAACTTGGTAAGTATGTAAATGGCCCGGATTTTAATAACGACCTGAATAATTTTGCCGAAAATGTTGCAAAGGTTGTTAAGGCACTTAGCGGGTTTGTTGGTTTTGCGGTTGAACATCCCTGGCTTTTTGGGGCCGCAGTACTTGCTGGACCATCGAGAGTTGGTGCTGTGGCAGCCACAACGACCGGAGTTGCCGCCCGTGTTGTTGGTGGAAGTCTTCTTGGGGCTACAGCCGGAACAGTAGCTGGATTGGCTATTCCTACAAATGACACACCTACCACCAGTGAGGAAATGAAAGGGCTGGAGGGGCGTTTCAACTTTGATTATTTTAACGAAGTGCAGGAGTGGCAAAAAAACAATCCGGGTAAGGTCTGGCCTGGAGGATTGCAGGGATTTTCAAATCAAGTAAACAGATCTGCATATTTATCCAGAGGGATCAGGAATAACAATCCCGGAAATCTTAATTTCGCAGGACAAAAAGGGGCTACCCTGGAATCGGGGCCAAATGCCCGTTTTGCCAGCTTCCCGACGATGCTGGAAGGCATTGCTGCCTTAGATCGGCAGGTAATGCTATACCTGAAACGCGGCAAAAATACGATTGATCAGATTATTGATATTTATGCCCCTTCATCTGATGGAAATAACACATCGTCCTATAAAAGCTATCTCGCTCAGTACACCGGATTAGGTGTTAAGGAGAAAATCGATGGTTCTAATTTTGAGATAATGAGAAAGCTAATTCAGGGCATTATTAACCATGAAAATGGGGACGCCGCTCGTGCAGTAAGTGGCGATGATGTGATGCGGGCGCTGGCAATGAACCGGGGGAACGTATATTCACCAAATAATACTTCTCAGGTAATCAGGCTCGACGTTCAACAAAAACCAGGTTCCGACATACTGGCACAACTCGCCGGAATGCAACAAATATCGGGGTAAACCATGTCACTTAATTACTTTGGACAAGCTTTCAAACTGGCGTTTGAAGTATCGCCCATTCTTTTAGTTGATGGCATAGCGTCGAAAATTCCCGGCGGGGTGATGCCGATTGCTGTTTTGACCGAAGGCCTAAGCATTGTGAACGGTCTGCTGCATGGCGAGATTCGTACACGCTCGATGGCGGCATTTACCCCGATGGCGGGGACAACGTTGGTTCAGCAGGATATTTGCAACCTGAATTTCTATAACCAGGTGACGGCAGCGAATGCAACCGTCAAGAAGCCTAACCGGGTAGTCATGCAGATGATCCGTCCGGCATCAACGGAGGACGGTGGCTACATCACTAAGGGGATGACATTCACGGCGCTGAAAATGGCGCTCGATATGCATAACCAGTATGGCGGTTGTTACACCGTAATGACGCCATCTTTCATCTACACGCGCTGTCTGATGCGGTCGTTTATCGATACCGGAAAACGGGCAGACTGAGCCAGTCTACTGTGTGGCCACAACGTCAGGCTCATGGGCTGTACCGGAAGGGACCGTGACGCAGGTCATTACCTCAGTACCCAAAGACCAGCCTGTAAAATGCACCAACTTTACCGCAGGAATGCCCGGTCAGGAGGCGCAAACGTGGGCATCTTACCGCGCCGAAGTCATGGAGTCCGGCATGTTTGGTGTGCAGGGAACACCGGATTGCTTTAAAGCTATGCTCAAATCAGTAAGCGGTGTGCGAGAAAACCTGATTTCTTTCCGGCAGTCGTCGCTGGGGAAATGGGTTGCGGTTGTTGGTGGCGGTGATCCGTATGATGTGGCTTATGCGATTTACAAATCTGTACCGGATATTTCGAAACTGACCAACGATGTAAGCAATCCATCCGGTGCGGCAGTGGAAAAACGCACGGTTTCAATAACCGTTTCGCCGGACGTTTATCAGGTGCCTTTCGTTATCCCGTCATCACAAAACGTCATGGTGCTAATCACCTGGAACACGGTGTCTGATGATTATGTTGATCCGGCGGGTATTGCTATGGCTGTGCAGCAAAACGTTGCTGATTACATCAATTCAATTGAAGTCGGACACCCGATAAATCTTCTGCGTATCCAGGATATTTTTACCAGTTCTGTCAGGTTGCTGGTTGATGCGACGTTGATCTCAACAATCAGTGTGAGCATTGGTATTAACGGTCATATTGTTCTTCCGGCGAAAGACACAAGCCTGGTTTATGGCGATACCTATTCCTATTTTTCAACGGTGGCATCACAGGTTCAGGTCAACAAGTATGCAATATCTGACTGAGAAAATTCTCCCTGCTTATCCATTTGCGCAGTACAGAGATGATCCGAATGTTGTTGCGTTCTTTGATGCATACAATGAAATTGCTCAGGAATACCTCGATTCACTCAACAATCTGGCATTGCCATGCTGGACATCGGAATCAATAACCGGGCAATTACTGGACTGGATTGCACTCGGGATTTATGGCGTTGAAAGGCCTTTACTACAGGTTTCCGAGGAGGCTATTGCACGCGGCGCATACGATACCATTGAATACAATACGATCCCGTATGCAGCAATGCGGAATTATGTTCCGGGGCAGGCATCGTATGTACCTGATGATTATTTCAAACGAATATTAACGTGGAATTTTTATAAGGCTGACGGTTCGCATTTCTGCATTGACTGGTTAAAGCGCCGTGTGGCGCGGTTCATTCATGGGAAAAACGGAATAGACCCGCCGTTGCAGCACACTTTTGATGTGAGCGTGACTGTATCGGACAGTGTTTTTTCTATTCAGATACCAGAATATGGTGATGGTATAGGCTATTTTCTGAAAGATGCCATTGACCAGAAATATGTAAAACTCCCTTTTATTTATTCCTATGCAACAACGGTGATTCAAAAATGATTCTTGGATTCGGCAATAACGTTGTTTCAGCACTGGCTGGTGATATTACGACGATTCAGACTGATATTCCGGTGATGCCGGGCACGGGAGCTAAATTTGCAAAATTGCTTTCTGCCGATTTTGAAAATAAATCGAACGGGCAACGCGTCTATGCAAAAATTACGCTTACCGATAATAAAGAGTCAGCGTTTGAGATTTGTCACCTGGTATCGGTAAGCGGTGATGTGCTGAAAGTCATTCGTGGGCAGGAAGGAACAACCGCGAAAGGTTGGTCCCTTAATGACGTTGTGGCTAACTTTGCCACACGTGGATCGGAAAACTATTTCGTACAGATAGCGCAGCTTCAGAGCGGTCATTATATTGCGGGTGTTGCTGGCGGCACTGCAAATGCACTGACGCTGGAACTTCCCGCGACGTTTTTTGTTAATGGAGGCTCGGACTGGACGCTACGAACCCCGATTATCGTTTTCCCCGTTCAGAACAATACCAACGCTGCAACGCTGCAATTAACACTGGGTGGAAGGGTTCTTGGTACGTTCCCGCTTTATAAGGGGAACAAGTCCGGGCTGGTAGCGAACGATATCATTAAAGGTATTCCTTTGATTTGCCTTCTTGATAGCGAGAAAAGCTATTTCAGTGTGATAAACCCTGGAAATATCTATTCAGATTTTGATCTGCGATATGTAAAAAAATCTGGTGATTTGATGACCGGGGAACTGAAAATCCGTGGTGTTAATGCGCTGAGGATTTTCAACGAAGCCTTTGGTCTGATTTTTCGTCGTTCGGAAGAGTGCCTGCACCTTATCCCTACCAGTGAAGGTCAGGGCGAGAATGGCGATATTGGTCCACTTCGACCGTTCACTATTAATCTGAGGACGGGTGAAATATCCATGTCGCATAAAGTGTCTGTTGGCGGCGGTTCTCAGGTCAATGGTGCGCTGGGTATCGGTGTTCAGAACGCGCTGGGCGGAAACTCAATTGCTTTCGGGGATAACGATACCGGCCTGAAACAGAATGGTGATGGCCTGCTGGATGTTTATGCCAATAGCGTGCATGTGTTGCGTTTTCAGAGTGGCAGTATCCAGAGTAATAAAGCTGTAAACGTTACAGGACGGGTAACACCGTCAGACTACGGAAACTTTGATGCCCGTTACCAGACCAAAACAGGCGGCGTGCAGGATGTGCGTCTGGGCAGTGCCATTGGTATTGGGCGTGGCGGGAATGCACCATCAGGTCACCTTATCAGCGGTCTTGATGGTGGTGAAAGTATGGACTGGGCCAATGCCCGCCCGGTGCAGGTTCTGATTAATGGCGTCTGGCGGAATGTAGCGAGTTTGTAATCATGATGCACTTAAAGAATCTTACGGTACAAAACCCTAAAACAATTGAGCAATACCAGCTGGCGCGGCAGCATAAATTTTTATTGTGGCTGTTCTCAGATGATGGCCAGGAATGGCACGAAGCCCAGGAAAAATTTCAGCCAGACACTCTGAAAGTTATTTATGTCGAAACTGGCGAAGTGGTCTGGGTCGGAAAAGACATCACCTCAATCTGCCCGGAAAATAAAAGTGTGATTGAGTTGCCGGATATTACCGCCAATCGTCGCATTGAGGCGTCGGGTTACTGGTTTTACCGAAATGATGAATTTGTTTTCGACTACAAACTTAAAGCGGAAGATGAGCGTGATGCCCTCTTAAAACAGGTCAGCATCATGACCAGCGACTGGGAAAAAGACCTGCTGCTGGGATTAATCAGCGACGAAGACAGGGAGAAGCTGAAAGCGTACCGCATTTACGTGAAATCGCTGCAGGCGATGGATTTCAGCACCATCGCTGATAAAACCTCATATAACGCCATTGAATGGCCCGTCTCTCCGGAAGCCTCTTCCTGATTTAATTTATCGCGAGAAAAACTATGTCTGTAGTGATATCAGGTGCGCTGATTGATGGCGCAGGCATCCCCATGTCCGGATGCCATATTATTCTGAAATCCCGGGTAAACACCTCAGAAGTGGTGATGCGCACAGTTGCCGACGTGGTGACAGGAAACTGTGGCGAGTACTGTTTTAAGGCGCAGACCGGAAAATATTGCGTATATCTGAAACAGGACTGGCGCGACGAGTACTATGTTGGCGACATTGCTGTATACGACGACTCAAAGCCCGGCACGCTGAACGACTTTCTGACTGCCCTTGATGAAGGCGATTTAAAGCCGGATGTAGTGAAACGATTTGAGGAAATGGTGGTGCAGGCACAGCAGAGTGCTGAAATCGCAGCATCATGTGCAGAACAGGCAGGGCAAATATTAAATAACATCCAGGAGGTTGCAGGGCAGCTTTCCACAGTACGCTTCGAAAATTTTAACGATATTAGCAGGCGGTGTACGACAGCCATGCTGAAGCTGGAACAACCCGAGGTTGTTAATACATCAATATCTTTAAAAATAAAAGAAAATATCGATTTTAATTATGTCGGTGCAGTTAACGGATATTGCGATATTCCTGAACCTGAAAAGTATAAAGTCGAAATGTATGCTTATACAACTGGAGAGTATTTTAACGGCGACGCTAATTTGAATAGTGACGGAACTTTCTATTTCAGACGCTGCTGGACGGGAGCAAAACAGTTTCGTCTTATTCGGATTGAGGATAATGCGTGGATCACAACGCTGGAATTTCCGCTGCTCATTCGTAGTTACTGGATGCCAGAGGACGCAGATCCTGACGTGATCAGGGTGATGAAAGACCGATGTTACACGTATGACCAGGCGCTGGCAGCACTGGCGTTGATGGTTCAGCGACATGAAGCTGTGGAAAGATACGTTTCAGGTTTGTGTGCACTTGTTGATGAAAACGGCGGGGTGAAATTTTTTGTTAACAGGCTGTCGGCCATGTCTTCGCGCGCCTATTATCGACTGGGCAATGCGGCATGGGTTTACTATGCCCTTGCGTTCTATCTGGAGAAATACCCGGACGGAGCACAGGTAAATATTGTTCGGGCAAAGTTGTTATCTGGCATCAGCTGGCTGGATTCTTTCCTGGTAACCGCCCCTGGTGATTTACGTGAAGGCCTGTATAAAGGCGGCCTTGGTCGTTATGTAAATGGCGAATTTGACGCCAGTTTCGTTGCCGAATGGTGCGCACTGGAGCATAACGTTGATATCTGGTTTTTGTTTGAACTGATGGGGAGACTGGAATTTGACGGCTTCATTCAACGCGCCGATGCGCTGGCAAAAAGTATCATCAGGGGGTTCTGGATGGAAGAGGAAGGCCGGTTCCGGCAGGGAGTACACCCAACCAGTTATGATAACGCGGCGGCTCTCGATCAATCGTCATGGGGCGGGCTGTTTGTAGCGAATATAGACATGGCTAAAGCTGTACGTTGTCGTAAGTATATGGGGCGTTTCTTTTTTGGCACCCGCGAAGCCACGGGTTACACACCTTACCACCCCGATTATGGATACAGTGGTCACAGTCGAGGTGTATGGGTGGAAGGGACCGCAGGAGTGGCACTTTTTGAGAGAAAGCTTGGAAACGAGGTTACAGCAGTGAATCTCATTGCAGCAATGGCACCGCTTCGTGATGAATACGGCTATCGTGATTCATGCGATGACCCGGCATATGATGTGCTCCCACCCTGGCCATCAACAACAAACACGGCGTGGGTAATCCTGACAGTAAAACCTGATAATTTTTGGCTGGTAGATTCACCGATCATGGACGTTGGCATGATTCGATACTGA